CAATAATTTTTGACCAAATAATAGCAGGAGATCCACCTACTGGTGGAGATAGTGGAGCAGAATTTGCTCTTAAAATAAACGATAATTTTGATAAAGTGAATGGTGGACTTGATACAATTCCAACAGATTCTACTCAAATTCTATTATCAAATACAACACAAGATTTATATGGTTTTGACAACGTTGATGAAGCTCTATATTCAAATATTCCATTATCTTCATATATGAATTTTGCAGGAAATGTCAATATCAATTCAAATTATTCTGCTTTTATTCCATGTAAATCGGATACATATGACTCTAAAAGATTATTTTTAGGCTATCAAATTGCAAAATATTTAAGGGATTTCATAACGGATATAACGCTTACAGATAATGAATTTAATTTATTATCTACTAAAAATACATGGTGGGATATATGTTCAGATTTATCTACAAGAAATATACTTAGTAGAAGTACTTCATTTGTTTCTAAAATAAATAGTGTACCATTTGCAAAGTTTGTATATGAAACCGGAATAAATACTTTATCTGAATTTGTAGATCTTGTAAATTATAAATTTACTAAAAGCTTTACAACTATTGGACAGATACAAAGTGATGCTACAACAATGACTTTAATATTAAATGACTCTGAAACATCCGCCTACATAAGTTGGAATCCAATTATTGCGGAATCCTTTTTCGGGGCTAGTGGTGAAAAAGTTGGTATATATAGAGGATCTGGTTCCATTTCTACAACTGGAAAATCAGTTATTAATGCTATACTTATTTCTAATGGTGGAGCGAGTATTGGTAATATAAAGTGCGAATCTTTTGTTGGAAATATAGGAAATGTATCATATTCCACAGGTGCACCTACAACTTTTGGTGCATTATCAACTGCTATAGGGGCAGCCATAAGCAATTCAAATTGTTCTGTATTAGGCAGAGCTAATAATGGTGCGGCTGGAGGCGCTGTTGGAGGTACCTACAAAGGCGGTGGAGGCGGTGGTGGTGGCGGTGGCTACGGTGCTGCTAATGGTTCTAATGGTGGATACACTACTGGAGGAGCTGGAGGAGCTGGAGGAGCTGGATATGGAGCTGGCGCTGGTGGAGGCTCAGGCGGAGGAGATAATTATGCGGGCGCTTCTGGTGGAGGTGGAGCAGGAGGTAACGGCTCTATGTTTATTGGCGTCTCTGGAGTTGGCGGTGCAGGAGCCGGTGGAGTAGCTGGTTCTGGTAATGGAGCTGTTGCATCAAATATATCAACAAATGGCTCTATTGTAAATTATTCAGATGCATATATAAATCAATTATTATATAGAAATGCCGCTAATAATCTTGATAATATTCTATATGTTAAAATATTAGCATCTGGTATATTAGGTGGCGCAAACGGTGGTACTGGAGGTAATGGAGACAAAGGAACCACTACATATGGTGCTGCTGGCGGGATTGGCGCTGCAGCTGGAACTAATGGAGTATTGATAGTATTTTAAAATTTTTTTTATAGGAAGGAGGTGGATTTTTGATAAGGTTAGAATCAACAGAGATAGAAACTATCTATCTACAAGAAGACCCTATTATAAAAGTTTTTTTAGGAGAAATTTTAATTAAAGACTTTTCAGAGTTAATAGAAAAATGGCTTTTGACAAACGAAAATCCATCTCCATATATTACTTATGTTTGGGAAGATGATAAATCTTGGGATGATACTAAGTTTTGGACTCAAGGAAACCCAATTATTTATAGTATGTTTAAGAACGATCCAACTGAACACTATAGAGATGGATATGACAATACTGCTTTATTTAATGATTATAAATTATTAAATACAGATAAGTTATTTAAATAATAGAAAGGAGGGCTAACTATTGTCTAATGATTACATGGGAATAGTAACAACAAATCTATCATCTCCAGTGCCAACTGGTTATGATAAAGTGACTTTATTTGAAAATCAATATATTGATTATCTTTGGACTATTAATAAAGTCGCTAATAATACAATGATTCAGAATGTACGATTATACAACTATAAACCAGTTTGGTCAAGTGATACAGTTTTATTGGCCAATTTTGATGGCGATTTAGGAGCGGGTAGCGTTCAAACTTTAAACGATAGTATCATCTTATGGAGTATATATAGGAAAAAAACAAATGAAACAATATTAAACTTTGTGGCAAAAATTGATAGTATAAATAATTTTATTATTGACTATAATGTTTCTAATCAAACAGAGTATGAGTATTATGTTTTTCCGGAAACTGCGACTACTGTTGGAGAAGCTATGATATCAGATGTGCTAACTACTAATTGGTGGAGTTGGTCTCTAACTGGTATTTACGAGTCTGATATAAATAATTTATATTATGTAGATATAAATAATATATGGATTTTTGATATGAATATTAATTCAGGTTCTATGACACAAAATATAAACAAACAATCTTATCAAGGGTTTAGTAAATTTCCTAAAATAAGCTCTGGCGAAAAAAATTATCTATCAGGTCAATTGAATTGCCTAATAGGTAAAATAGAAAATGATCTTTATATCGACACCATAGAAATGCAAAAATCTTTTATTGACTTTGTACAAAGTGGAAGTCAAAAAATATTAAAAGATAGAAAAGGAAATATCTTTATAGTAGATACAACAGAAAATACTTTAGAGGTGATGGATAATATAAAAGAACAAGTGGTATCAGTAACATTTAATTGGACACAGATAGGTAGCACAGAAGAGATTTCTATAATAGAGGAAATTGTATAATTATAGATAGAATAAGAGAAAGGAGGTATATTTTATGGACAACATTATTACAACAGCTCTATATATAGATGCCGTAAAAGATAAGATTATTAAACCTAGATTTAAGATATCTTTATTAAGACAAAATGAATCAGTTCAAGAAGAAATTATAGAAGATATAATAGAAGATAGCGGCGCTTTATCCATAAATTATCAACAAGGTCAAAGAAGAAGCTTAAATTTTGCTTTAAACAATATAAATGGAAAATGGAATCCTGATCCAAATAATAATTATCTTTGGATTGGCTCTAAATTTAAATTAGAATTAGGTATGGAAATTAATAATGAATTTTATTGGTGGAAAAATGGAGTATTTGTAATTGCGGATCCAGTTGTTGTAAGAACTGGCGCAGATAAACAAACTACTTTACAATGCTATGATAAATTTGCTTTATTAGATGGTACTCTTGGTGGTAATATAGATGGAACTTATGTTATTGAAGTGGGAACTAATATCAAACAAGCAATAAAAGATATTTTAATGTTAGATAATGGGAATGGATATCCAATTGATATTATGCCTGTTTTATTTGATAGTAGATATAAAGATGAAGTTACTGCTTATACGATTACTAAAAGTCCTAATAGTACATTGGGAGAAATGATTATTGAATTAGCAAATATGATTGCTTGCGATGTTTATTATAATGAGAATGGAAATTTAGTTTTTCAGTCGGGTATTACTGATATATCGAGTATTAATAAACCTAATTTATGGAGTTTTAATCAAAATGAATTAGAATATTTAAATAGTAATTTAACTTATAATTTTGCTAAAGTAAAAAATAGAGTTATAGTAGTTGGTGGTAATGTTAATTCTACTGAAATATTCTCCGCAATCTCGGAAAATAAAAACGCAAAATCTCCAACAAAAATTCAAAAAGTTGGTATAAAAAATTTATATATAGAAGATAGTAATATATATAGTAATGAGCTCGCGCAAGATAGAGCTGATTATGAATTAAATAAAATATCTATTATGCAACTCACCAATGCAGTACAATCAACATATATGATACATTTAGATGTTAATAATTGTATTGAAATAAGCGATAGCTTTTTAAATTTTAAAAATACAAAATTTATTATTCAATCATTAAATATACCTATTTCAAATAATAGTGTCATTGGTATACAATGTTCAAATATAACGGAGTTACCGTTTTATCCTAGTAGTTCATAGAAAGGAGTAATTTAGATATGGGTTTAGAAACTAAAGACGCAAAAGTTTTAATTGATGTCATCAAAGACATTATTAAACAAGAAAAGAAAAACGATTCAAAGAATTTAGAATATTCATATTTTGGAATTATTGAATCTATGAACCCAGATGGGACTTTTAATGTTAAAATACCTACGGATGATAGTATTTATCCAAATTTATTAAACCAGACAGGTACTGCATTATTAATTGGTGATAGTGTAATCGTACAAGCAAGAAATAATAATATGGGTAATGCATATATTTCGTCTAAAAGTGGGGCAACTATAGATGGAGTTGATTCATCGGGATATACAGGTTCTCAAGGTACAATTGGTTATACAGGTTCTATAGGTTATACAGGTTCTGTTGGTTATGTAGGCTCAAGAGGTTATACCGGTAGCCAAGGAGTTGGATATACAGGTTCAGCTTCTACTGTTATTGGATTTACGGGTTCGGTTGGATATGTTGGTTCTAGAGGCTACGATGGTAGTCAGGGATATACAGGTTCCGTTGGATATGTGGGTTCTGCATCGACTGTCGTTGGATATACAGGATCTAAAGGTGACATTGGTTATGTAGGTTCAGCAAGTACGATTATAGGATACACTGGAAGTCAAGGTGGACAAGGAAATATAGGCTATAGTGGTTCTAAGGGAGATATAGGTTATAGTGGCTCTCAAGGAATAATAGGCTTTACGGGATCTCAAGGGATTATAGGACTTACGGGATCTCAAGGAATTATAGGACTTACGGGTTTTACGGGTTCAAGAGGATATAGTGGTTCTGTAGGTTTTACGGGCTCTTTTGGTTTTACAGGTTCTATTGGCTACGTTGGTAGTCAAGGAATTATAGGATATACAGGTAGCCAGGGCATTATAGGTTATACAGGTTCTTTTGGGTACACAGGTTCTTTCGGATATACAGGCTCATTTGGTTTTACGGGATCTTTCGGTCTAACTGGTTCAAGAGGATACACTGGTTCATTCGGGTTTACAGGTTCTGTTGGATTTGTTGGCTCTCAAGGTATAATTGGTTTAACAGGCTCTCAGGGCGGACAAGGAATAATTGGTTTTACGGGCTCTAAAGGAGATATAGGTTATGTAGGAAGTGCTTCTACAATAATTGGCTTTACGGGTTCTCAAGGAATCATAGGATTAACTGGAAGTAGGGGTTACACTGGCTCTTTTGGTTACACTGGCTCTAAAGGGGATATAGGATACGTTGGATCTGCAAGTACAATAATTGGATATACAGGTTCTTTTGGATATACAGGTTCTTTTGGATATACAGGTTCTTTTGGATATACAGGTAGTGCCTCAACAATAATTGGATATACTGGTTCAAAAGGTGACATAGGATTTACAGGTTCTAAAGGCGATATCGGACTTACAGGTAGTCAAGGCTATACAGGAAGTACTGGACCAATCGGATACGTAGGCTCAGCTTCAACCGTTATAGGTTATAGCGGTTCCAAAGGAGATATAGGTTTCACAGGTTCAGCATCAACTATTGTCGGTTATACGGGTTCAGTAGGATTTATAGGCTCAAGAGGGTATACGGGTTCTGCAAGTACTGTTGTTGGATATACAGGAAGTCAAGGTGTTGGTTACACAGGTTCCGCTTCAACTATAATCGGGTATACTGGTAGCAAAGGAACTGATGGAGTTATTGGTTACAATGGAAGTGTCGGTTATACGGGTTCTGCTTCAATTGTAATTGGCTACACAGGTAGTCAAGGCATTCAAGGCGTTGGATATACTGGAAGTGCCTCTACAGTGATAGGATATACAGGCTCTAGAGGAGCGACTGGCTATACTGGCTCTGCTTCAACTGTTATAGGATATACTGGAAGTCAAGGGGTCGGGTATACAGGAAGTGCATCTACAATCATTGGATATACAGGATCAAGAGGATACAATGGATCTATGGGATACAATGGATCCAATGGTTATACAGGTTCAGCATCTACAATTCCAGGTTTTACAGGTTCACGAGGTATAATAGGATACACAGGGTCTTCCGCAGGTGGAGATTTTACTGATGTTGCATTCCTACAAAGAACAAATACTGAGATAGTCGCCGCACTGCCAAATATTGATGCGGACTTATTTTTAGGTCATGGATTAGATTACTTTGGAACGGCGCAGAATATAATAGACATTAATGCTAAATTTGTTATTAATGATTTTACTTTTGCTGACTTTAAAGACTTTTCAATACCAGCAGGTGAATATACTGTAAACTCTAGTACAAAATTAAATCCTCCATATGCGGGAGTGGTGACTGGTAGGATTTCGGTTAAGAGATACGCTGATTTAATGTGGTTAGAATTAAGACCAAAAGATAGTACATATTCATATTCATTAAGTTATTCTACTGCAACGGGTTGGATTGGATGGTTTAATTCAAGTCATTCTTTAACTTCTAATAACGCTGATTTAATTGATAATATCGACTCTGCTAGACTTGTTTATGGGACAAATGGAACTGGTAGCAACACAATGTCAGTTATTCAAAATGTTTATGAAGAGCCACAACGTAAGTCTGGTTTTTGGGAGTGTACTGGAGCTTCGTGGACACCAGATACAGGATGGTGGTGGGGCATAACAATAGCACATACCAGTAACTCATCTATTTATAATTACTCAGGACAATTTGCTTTTAAAAATGGTGGTGGAGGAACAGAAGTTTATGCAAGAACAATAGGGGGAGGTACTCCGACTGAGTGGTCGAAATTATTAACTACTTCTGGTGGTACTATGACGGGTATTTTAACCGCACAAAATAATACTTCATATACAACAAAACAAGTTAGAAATATAATTATTTCAACAACAGATGCGGTACTCGCTAGTATGGCTAATGGAGATATTTGGATAAAAGTTTAAAATTTAAAAGGCATAATATGAAAATATTATGCCTTTTATTATTGACAAATCATTTTTTATATGATATAATATTAAAAGATAGAGAACAAACAAATTGCACAGATTAAAAGGAGGTTTTATGAAAAAGATAAAAATAGCTTTTCTTGATATTGTTGGTTTAAGATACAATGGGCACACCCTTAATAAAAGAGGATTAGGTGGCTCTGAATCTTCAACTATATATATGGCAAAAGAATTAAATGACTTAGGTTTTGATGTTACTGTTTTTTGCAAAATAGAAGGAGATGAACAAAGTTATGATGGTGTAAATTATATTTCAAATGAAAAGTGTAAAGATAATACTGAAAAATTTGATATATTAGTTACATTGCGTTCTTGCGTTCCGTATATACCAATACAATATAGAGAAGATGTATATAGAGAAACTGGATATGATATTGAAAATACTATTGGATTAGTTAAAAATAGTGGCTATAAAGTTTTATGGTTACATGATACATTTTGCTCAGGAGATAATTGGCTTGAGCACATATGCATAGACGGATATTTTGATGAAATCTTTACATTATCAGATTGGCACAGTAATTATATTATGAATGGTCATACTTGGAGAGGTAGAATCTTCGAAGTATTAAAAAATAAAATTTGGCAAACAAGAGATGGAATAAGAAGCTACATAGATGAAGTTGATATATCTAAAAAAGACAAAGATTTATTTGTATACAATGCGTCAGTATCAAAAGGCATGACACCACTATTAGAGCAGTGTTGGGGTAAAATAAGAGAACAAATACCAACAGCAAAATTAATGGTTATAGGTGGTTATTATAGAGGTGCAAATCATGATAATCCTGATGAACAAGAGTTACAGTGGATGAAATTAAAAGAAAATTATGATGGAAAAGATGGAGTTCATTTTACAGGTATAATTTCACAAAGAGAGATTGCTGAAATATTAAGTAAGGCTTCATTAATGGTTTATCCAGCTTTATTTCCCGAAACATTTGGGATTTCTACATTAGAGTCTTTAAATTATAATACACCATTGGTGACGTGTCGCTTTGGCGCATTGGAAGAAACAGCAATTGAAAAAGCTTGTTATTTAATTAATTATGATATTAACTATAATGAACAACAAATTGATAGATTTGTAGAAATGGTTTTAAAAGCATATAATGATGATTATTTAAGAAAGCAAAAAATGTATGCATGTAATGAAACAAAAGAAATAAATACATGGGATACGATTGCTTTACAGTGGAAGCAGCATTTTTATAATAAATTAGACTTATATATGCCATTTAATGAATTAACAAAAGTAAGAAGGGTTAATTCAGAAGCTCAAAGAATATTTAAAAGAAGATTTTTAAACAAAGAGGATATAATTGAAAGTAGTACTGTAAACAATAAATTCATTATAATAACACCTGTATATAATGCAGAAAATTATATAAAAAAATGTATTGACAGTGTGGCAAATCAGGTATATAATAAATATAAGATGATTATTATAGACGATATGTCTACTGATAATACAGTTAATATAATAAAAGAAACCATAGAAAATTATCCACCAAATATTAAAAATAAATTTCAGTTAGTAATTAATACTGAGAAAAAATATGCAGTTAGTAATCAAGTTGATGCAATTAACTTATATGAAAATGATTCTAGTATTATAGTTCTATTAGATGGAGATGATTGGTTAGTAAATGATAATGGAGTATTTAATTACTTAGATAATCTTTATATTGATGGATGCGATA